GTAAGCGAGTACCATTTAGGAAATATAGAGAGGGGTTTTTCAGGTTCTTATTTTATAAACATGAACAATGGTGTACCGACTGCAGAAGAAAGACTACAAATAGAACGTAGTATAGAAAAGAAGTTTACAGGTTCAGGTAACGCAGGTAAATTTGTTTTAAGTTTTTCTGATAGTAAAGACAGAGCAGCAGAAATAACACCTATTGAAGTAAGCAACGCAGACAAACAATATTTGGCACTACAAGAATTATTAGTGCAAAACATAATGACAGGTCACAGGGTTACAAGTCCTATGTTATTAGGTGTTAAAACAGAAGGTCAATTAGGTGGTCGTGACGAACTTATGCAAGCATTTGAAATATATCAAAACACAGTTGTAAAACCTTATCAAGAACACATACTAAAAACACTTGAAAAAATATTATTGGTAAACGATATAAAAGCAGACTTACAAATAGTTCAGTCTAGTCCTATTATGACTACGTTTACCGTTGAGGATATGCGTAATGTAATGACTAAAGAAGAAATAAGAGAAAAGCTAGGACTTGAACCTTTAGAACAAGAAAACTTAGAAAGCGAAAAACTAGCTAAAGTAGGTGATATTGACGGTATGCCTGTTTACAGTACAGTAGAAGAAGCACTAATAAAAGCAAAAGAACTAGGTTGTGAGGGTTTTCACGAACACGAACTAAATGGTGAAAAGGTATATATGCCATGTGCAAAACACGAAGACACAAAAACTAGAATGAATTTAGAAAAAACAGAACTAGATTTATTTTTAGAAACTGTAAAAGACATACCTGAAGATTGGCAATTAGTAGAAGAAGAAGTAGTAGACGGTGAACACGTAGAATTTGATTTTGAAGGCGAACTAAATAAAATAGCTACAGAAAAAGTAGAGCTTAGTACAGGTAGAGCAATACCTGACGCAGAGAGTGATCAAGACGGAATAAGTAAAAAAACCTTTGACTACTTTAGAGTAAGATATGTTTACGCTGAAGACGAATTTTTAAAACGTAAGACAGGTAAAAAAAGAGATTTTTGCCAAAAAATGTTAGCTGCAAAAAAGTTATACAGAAAAGAAGACATTGACAGAATGTTTAAACTTAACAAAGAGTTTTCACCAAAAGGCACAGGTCAAGCAGGATATGATAAATTTATTTGGAAAGGAGGAAGTTATTGCCACCATTTTTGGTTAAGACAGATTTATAAGACTAAACTAGGTATTGACGTTAGTACAAAGATAAAAGACGCAGAACTAATAGGATATACAAAAGCACGTAGTGAAGGATTTACTGCAAAGAAGAACGACAAAAGAGTAGCAATAGCACCTAAACGTATGCCTAGACAAGGTAGAAAAAGTTAAATTATGAGTTACGTATTATTTATATCAGAAAACAAGTTAAAAGATTCTACTGCTATAGGTGGTAACGTAGACATTGAGTTTATCTTACCATATCTAAAAGTAGCACAAAAAAAACACATTGAACGTGTATTAGGTACAGATCTTTTTGAAGCATTACAAACAAAAATATCAAGTAATAATTTGTCAGGTGTTTACGAAACATTAGTAGACGAATATGTTCAAGACGCATTAGTACATTGGGCGTTCTTTGAATGTATACCGTTCTTACGATTTAAAGTAATGAACAATAACATAGTACAAAAGACTGCAGAAAACAGTACACCATTAAGTAGGCAAGAAGCAAACGATTTACGTGAAGAAGTTAGAAATACTGCGGAGTTCTATACCGAGAGGTTAATAGATTATTTAAGACATAACAATAGTAGTTACCCTGAACTAAATACAAACACAAACGAAGACATATCACCTTCTAAAAATGCGTTTTATTCAGGTATGAATTTAGAAAAGGTTAGAGACAGACAAGGTGATATTAAATTAAGTGACTTTTTAACACCTGATCTAAATGAATAGAAAATACTATAAACCAAAATTAAAAAACGAAAAAGCACTAAAAAGCTATTTAAAAAATGAACGAAATAAAAGACACAGTACAGGTAGGACTAGCAAACGTTAGTGCAATAGGATTAAGTATGGCTCAAGTCAATGAGATACTTACGTTTGTATCTTTGGTTTTAGCTATAACATTTACAATATATAAATTTACAAAATACAATGCCTAAACACAAAAAGAAAAAGAAGAAGAAAAAAAGTATGTATTAATGACATACAAGTATTTTAACTTACAAGAGTTTGCAAGTCCTGACGAACCTGATAGTGGTTTGCACATGAATAGGGAATTTATATCACTATTAGACAAAGCACGTGATATAGTAGAAGGTCAAATGATATTTAAAATAACATCAGGATATAGAACCGAAAATTACAATGACAATGTGCTTAAAGCAAGAATAGGCTCAAGTCATAAACTTGGACTAGCAGTTGATATAGCATATAACGGAAGTAGAGAAAGATACCTATTAATTAACTCACTTATGTCCGTAGGTATAAATAGAATAGGTATCGGCAAAACATTTATACATTGTGACGTAGATTCTGTAAAAGATCAGAACGTCATTTGGACATACGATTATTAACCTTAAATTTTTATTATGAAAGAATATTTAATTATGACAATTTTAAAGTCAAAAAAAGTATGGTTTACAATAGCTGCAATAGTAATACCTGCAGTCGCTAGAGCATTAGGTGTTACTGAAGACGCAGTAAGTGAGATATTTTGGGCTTTAGTTACTCTAACAGGTGCACAAGGTGTAGCAGACTTAGGTAAGGGTGCAGTCCAATAGATTCAGATTAAAACCACACGAAATAGAAGTATTAATGCGTATGCGTTCTGAACAAACTAGAAACGTATTAGTCATTGGTGATTTACACGAACCTTTTGGTTTAGACGCATACCTTGACTTCTGTATTGAGCAGTACAAAAAGTGGAACTGTACGCAAACAATATTTATAGGCGATATAATAGACAATCACTATAGTTCTTATCACGAGACTAGTGCAGACGGTTTAGGTGGCTTAGACGAGCTAGAATTGGCTATACAACGCATACAAAGGTGGTACAATGTATTTAACGAAAAAGGTACTAAAGTTATAATCGGTAACCATGATCGCCTTATATTAAGAAAAGGTCAGACAAGTGCAATACCTTCTAAATGGATAAAATCATTTAAAGAAGTTTTAGAAGTACCTAATTGGGAATTTGTAGAACGATACGAACAAGACAACGTACAATACGTACACGGTGAAGGTGGTACTGCAAGGACTAAATGTCGTGCAGACATGATGAACACGGTTCAAGGACATTTACACACACAAGCATACACAGAACACTACGTAGGCAAAAAATTTAGAGTATACGGCACACAAGTAGGTTGTGGTATAGATCACGATTCTTACGCTATGGCTTACGCAAAGTATGGCAAAAAACCTGCAATAGGGTGTGCAGTTATTCTTAACAACGGTAAAACACCTCTTAATCTCTTAATGGAGTTATAAACAAACTATCTGTTAATAACTTTTCCACAAAATAATTTGATAACTAATTTATATTGTTGTATATTAGCAGCATATTAACTAATATAAATTAACAAAATGTCAAAAATTACTATCGGCTCTATTATAAAATCAAAAAATGACAGTAAACTTACTACTTGGATAGTTACAGATATTAATGTAGGTTTAAGTGGTAAAAAATGCTTTACCTGTAAAGCAAAACACGATACAAAAAAAAGTTATGGTTTTGATAACATATTTAGAGATTTTAAAAATACAGAAATAGAACTTTACTAATTAAAAATAAAATTATGAAAACAGATTATGCACCTGCGTTACCAAAAAACAGTATAAATACACCTTTACAACTTTCACACGAAGAACTTGTACAAGAATTAGAAGAATACAAAATAGATAATGCAAGATTAAGGCAAAACAATGAAACTTATAAATTGCAATATATAGAAATGAGGGAAAAATTATTTAAATTATTAGAAACTACAAAAATATAAATATGAAAACTTTACACAATATTTACCACAAGTCTACTAACAATTTAGTAGCAGGAAACCTAACTACAAAAGAACTTAACAGATTCTTTAGAACAAACTCAAATCACACATACGACAAACCTGTATATCGTATAGAAACCTTTTACAAAAACAAATTTCACCAATTTATGCACAAATACGATTATAAGATTGTTATGTTTACTTTTGTTTTTCTTTTAGGTTATTTAGTAACTAAATTAATACAAGAACTATGGACGATACTTTAATAATAGCTGAAGACTACCTACTAAAACAAGGCGTACAAGTAGGTGTACAAAGACAAGACGTAGCTACAAACCAATATTATAACGATATAGGTTTTGCTAACTATGTAAGACTTATAGGTACAGAAAAACAAATAGAAGAATATAGAGCAACCCAAGATTGGGAAATGCGAGGTGTATACGAATATGATCTACAAAATAGTGAAAAGCGAGATTATTATTTAAATATGCACAAAAACAATAACGACAAAGCGTTAGCAATTATTATAAGGTAATTCTACACCTGAAACGTAGGAAAATTTTAAATTAAATATTATGAAAACTGCAAATATTAAAAGCGTACAACCTTCAGGCAATTTTAAAGAACTATTTATGTTTGAGGTTGAACTTGACAATGGTGACACAGGTAACATTTACAAAAAGTCACAAAATCATGGCTTAGAATTAGGTCAAACAGTTACTTATACGATTAACGATAAAGGTACTATTAAGATACACAGAGACATACCTAGTCAATATACACAAAATACATCTACTGACGACAGACAAGAACTTATAGTAAAACAGTCTTGTTTAAAAGCTGCGGTAGAATACGATAAAACGTGTACACCTGAAGATGTGTTAAAAAATGCACAAACATTTTACGATTGGGTTTTTGGCAAATCTAGTACAAAACTACCTTTTTAGTTATGAATTTAGACGACAGATTAATGCAGCGTATTTGTAGTATCACTTCAGATGTTTGTAATACTGATGTAAAAGATTTTACTTCTAACTCACGTAAACAATCTTACAACGCAATACGAATGGCTATAACTAATATTGCATTAATAGAAGAAAAGATTAACTACAAGACTATTGCAAAACATATTAATAGAGATCGTACAAATATATATCACTATAAAAAAAATCACCATACATATTTTTATACATGGCGTTTATATAGAGATACATATAATAAAGTTTTAACAGAGTATAGAGACAAACTAGACTATGGTATGTCATATTCAGAGTTTAAAATAAAATTAAAAGCAATAGACATAAAAAAAGTAGATAACGAAGAAATACAATTAAATATAGAAACAAAACGATTTGAACATAGTTTACAAACTGATCTTAATAACTTAATTGACACAATTAAAAAACTTAAGAAAATTTTAATTAACTATGAGCATAACATTAATATTTTTGTATGAAACATTTACTAAGCAGTTCAGCGTTCTTAATAGTAAACAAAAAACTTGCGTTCATTTTAGGTCTAAAGACCACCGTTTTTTTAGCTGACTTAATTAGTAAAGAAGAGTATTTTAAGACCAACGGTTTGTTAGTAGATCGTTGGTTTTTTAATACTGCAAAAAATATACAAGAAGACACTACATTATCACCACACGAACAAAGAAACGCACTTAAAATACTCAAAGAACATAACATAGTAGAAACAAAAATAAAAGGTATACCTGCAAAAACACACTTTAGAATTAATGACAATGAATTACTTAAATTACTAGATGTTAAAAATTTTAACAACTTGCAGTTAAAAAAATCAACAACTATTAATAATAATAAAGAAATAAGAATAAATAATAATATTAATATATTTAAAGACGAGGTTTTTTCTTACGATTATAATATTGATATGTTACAAGAATTTTTTGATTATTGGACAGAACCAAGTAAGACAGGTAAGTTACGCTACGAAATGCAAAAAACGTGGTGTACTAACAGACGATTAAAGACGTGGGCAAAGCGTAGCAAAGACTACAATAAAAGCACTTCTAAAATAGACATACAATTAAACGAATACGAAAAGGGTAAACAATATTTATGAAAGAAAAACTATACGATATTATATCACGAACTGCAATAGAACTAGGGCATAAGACAGACGGCAAAACACTTGCAGTATTATCAAAAACATTTGCTTATGATTTAGAAAATGATAAAAGATTTAGACGTTTAACAATAGAAGACGTAGACATAGCATTTAGGTTAGGTGTAAGATTAGACGAAAAAGATAGTTTTCTAAATATTAGAACTTTTTATAGGTGGTGTTTGGCACACAAGAAAAGACTTCAAGAAGCATATTATGAAGTACACACGTTAGGTGCAGACCCTAAAAAAGTTCCTTACTATAAACAGAACTTGTTACAATGAAAGTAAGACCTAGATTTGGTAACGAGTTA